ACTCTCTAAGTAGGGATTTGATTTCAGAGATTTCATCCTTCAACATATTTATGTCGTCCAACGCGGAACTCAACTGTTTTTGTTTACGTCTTGCTTCAATAGCAGATTTGCTATGATTCAAGATAGCACCAGTGTTTTCGTCTCTTACGAGACCATCATGACCCTTTACTTTGATGTAACTCATACGCGGAAATTAGAAAGCGGCAACAGCACGAATGTCTTGGATTTTTGGAACATATGCTGGATCAATTCCCTTCATCACTACCTTGATTGCAAATGAAGTGAACTCTGGTAAATCAGACACACTATACTTCAGATCTTGATATGCTTCTTGTCTTTCAACAATACTGGAAATGGTATTCTCACTAGAAGCAAGATCAAATTCATCTGGTTCTCCAGACTCATTGAAATATACCCATTCCAGATCTTCAAAGTTTTCTTGACTTGAAGATCTCTTGATCTTATAGAGAATCTCTACTTCGGAGATATCTCTAACGTTTGCCAAGATATGTACATCAATGGCAGTAGCAGGATTTGAAATATAAACTTCCTTAGTTACATATTTTGCAACTGCAGATCCATTCTTAGAAGTATTCTCAGCAACAAAATCAATACCATTGGTATATGCAACTGAAGCAACTTCCATAAACAATGCCTCATCAATTGGTTGATTTGGATATGAAACTACATCACCAACTCTGAAGATATCGGGAAGTTGATCTTCTCTATCTACTCTATTGAAACGCTCATCTTGATCGATGCGAGAAGTGAAATCATCTCCGATTGGTTGGGTGTCATTTCTCAATGTCAATTCTCTAGAAGTTTTATCCCAAATAATTGATTTACCAGTAATTCTGTTGTCATAGTTCTCATCATTATTTTTTGCATTTTCAACAGATGATGCATTTCTAGCAGTGATAGTAATATCTTCACCAGCAGGAGATTGAGTAGAACTATTGATAGTAGGAGTTACTAACTGTGGTGTAGACGCAACACTAACGTCTCCTTCAGTCACTTGAACCATTACAAGATCTTCTGCTCTAAGAAATCCCTGTTTGGTTTTTAGTTTTACCCAAACTGTAGCTCCATCAACCTTAGCAATAACTCCTCTAGCACCACTAGTCTTACCTTCAATTGCCTTGTTCTCTTCATATGTATCTTGTGTATCAGTAGAAGCTAAGTTCATTTGATAAACTGGATAGAAAGTGAGAATTTGGTCTCTTCTTCCAAATCTATTTTCACTACCTTTTGCGTCTTCAACTCTATTTGATACGAGTTTGACAGAAGGACTTGCCAAGTCAATCACTGGAGAAAGGTGTGATGAAGTCGAAGCTAGTTTTAGTTGATATGTTAGAGATCTCTCAATAGAATTTAGAGTCTCATTGATTTCCGATGCAATAACCTTTTGGTTATCAAAGTAATGAGGTTCATTCAAGAAAGTTTTTTCATACTCTGTTTGTGAGTATGAAACATAATTTTGTGTATTTGAATCAACTGGAACTACATTTGTGGTCTGAACATATGTGTTTAGAGATGTTCCAGAAACTGTCAAGTAGTGTACTTGTGGATATAGAACTTCATATTTTCTATTGAAAGTAGCATAGACAGAAGATCCGCCACCAAATGCAGTAGATGATGCCTTAGATGCTGACTGAATATTATAACTATCCAAACCACTATTCTGAACTTCGAATAGAGTATTGTTTAGAACTTCCGAAGTAATGCCACCAACATTTACAGATCCCTTGAAGTATACATAAGAATTTCCACGATCTTCAAATCCATTATCTCTGTGTGAAATTTTCAAGATGCTGTTATTATTCTTGAAAAGTTTTGCACTAGCAAGAGATGATGCACTGCCATTTGTTTCAATTGGAGAAACATCCAATAACTCATAACCAAGATCATCGTTTCTTAGTAGAAGTTCTGATGGTCTACTTGTATCAAATTCTGCTCTGTATAGAGTAAACTTCAAATCTTGATCTTGATCTTCCGTCCAATTTTCTGTATTCTGTGACTTGTACAGAGAACCGAGTGCAGGTTGTGTTGTGATTACAGTGCTTGTAGAAATATCAGTTTCTCCAAGTTTAGAACTCCAAAGTGTGTAATCAGTAGAATCAGTCTCTACAACCAATGCATATTCGGAGTCATTCTCCAGATATACAGGGTAATCAAACTCAAAGTGAGTTGGAGTTACTGACTTTTGGATTGCTTCAGTGACATTATTGTCAATTGTCACAGAATCGCTTGCAACGCCCATTCTAACTGCGGGAGTATCAATATCAATAAATGTCTCTACAAGGCATCCTCCAGCGCCATTTCCGATACCCTTGATAACTACAGATGGTGCCTCTGTATATCCAAATCCAGGAAGAGAAACTTCTGCATCATAAATCTTTCCATTAGAAACTTTGATGACTGCAGTAGCAACAGATCCACCAGGGAGTTGTGGACTTTCAATTGTTAGAATAGCACTATCGTAATTTCTACCAGGATCAATGATTCTAATATCAGATAATTGACCACTGTCTTTAGCAATAGTTAGTTTCAATGAAGTTCCATTCTTAGCATTTGCCTCAGAAACAGAAGCAATTTCTAGATCTTCATTTTGTCTGAACGATCTTCCATTGTGATTTTTCAAGACCAAGGTATATACTTGCTCATTTGTAATGGAGAAAATTCCAACAGAAGATGGAGTCAACTCTACTCCATTCTTATCAATAACTTTATAAAGTGGACCACTAGCAGCAGTTGTAGTTCCAACAATAGACTCACCTAAAGTTAGATTTACATTACCAGAAGCATAACACTTCAGATAAGTTTCTGGTGTTAGAGTTCTTTCTGTTCCAGGTACAATATTTTTCGATGGTTTTTCAAAGTCAACATTGGTTAGATAAACTCTTACAGGAACACTCTCACTCTTCTTCTCAAAATAAAGATCAGCTCCAGTAACAAACACACCACCATCAAAGTTTTCAACCTTGAAGATTTGTGCAAGTGGATTTGGTCTTAGTGGATTGTCAGTATTGCTCTCAACAAATTGAACGCCTTCGTTGGCTTTGAATGTAGATGGTTTTGTTGAAATGATACTGGTTGGATTTTGTGGTAGAGTTCCTGAAGGATAATACTTGATCTCTGCGTAAGTATCTACGCCAGACTTATCCTCATCTGTAGCACTAGATGTAAATCTGAAAGTTAGTTCTCCTGTAGTAAATCTAACTTCTTCGGAAGAAGTATCATAGTCTACGGACTCAATTTCACCGCCCCAAGTAGCATTTTCTTTTGGTGGTAGTCCAGCAGGAAGCAGGATCAAACCACTAGCATTTCCATTATCATCGGTAACAATTTCACCATTGAATGCAGACAGGGAATTTCCTGCAATACCAGTGTATCTAAGATCTGGATTTACCCATCTGTCAATATTTCTTCCTTCCAAGAAGACAGATACTTTTGTTCTTGGTTTGAGTCTTCCAACAACAAACTTAATGGGAATAGATCTTGCAAAGAATTGAAGAGAAGTTGCAACAACGCTCTCACCAACAGACTTTGTTTGAACACCCTTTGCTAGATCATTGTTCTGTGGTCCAATGTTTGAAGAACTGCCAACAGATGCCATCTTCACAGTTGCATTTGCTGCTAACGTGTTATTATTTCCAAGGGAATTGATAGCAGTGAAAGAAGATGAAGTTCCAACCCAGTTGACTACAAATGAATTGTATAGACTTGCAAAACTTTCTTTTGGATCTTCTTTTGCGTTGAAGATGTTGTAGAGACTTGTATTAGTGTCTACAATTAGAGGTTCTACAGAAGTATCATACCATTGATCTACCTGAGGAGAAATGTGTCCTTCTCCAACATACTGGAATACAACGAATGGGTTTGGATTGATAGTCTTGGATGCAAAGTCATTACCAATCATCCTTAGACTGGAGTATGGAAGAGTAATAATATCACCAGATCTCTTATAACCAGCAACTGATCTTTGATCTTCTCTGGTGTAAACTTCTCTTAGAGTAAAAGAATCTTCTTTTGCTTGAGGTCTAAGAACGGACTGTCTACTATCGATAGCACACTGATAATCAAGTGATACTAAGTTACCAACTCCATGAGTCTCAAAGTTGTCTACGAAGAAACCAGACTTGAATCTATCAAGTCCAACTTCGTCTTTGATCTGCATGTTTAGAGCTTGTTGCTCAAGAATACTTAGTACCGTGTAGTATTCTAGTCTCTCAATTCTCTTCTCAAGTTTACCGATGTCCTTCATCGTGTAACGCTTGTGTTCAACGGGAGTAATTCTTACATCTTTACTGCTGCTAGTATATGCTGGAATGTAAGCATAGAAAAGTGGAATTGCATCCTTTACTGGATCTGGTTTTGATGGGTTGAGAGAAGAATTGCCTTCCTTGATGACAAACTCCCCATTCTTATTGAGGAAGATACCATCAATACGATCAAGATATTGAATCTGACTAAATGATAGTGTATATGGGAGAACACGATCTGGTGCTGGAGTGGATGAAACTACAGATCCAATACCACTAAAATTATTTGTAGTTATTTCTAGAGAAGCAGTATCCTGGAAACCAGGAACAATGGTGTCACTGTTTACTTTTGGTCTGAAATCAAAGACATTTTTCAATTCGACATTTCCAAGAACAGTTGAATTGAAACTTGGGATTTCATCTTCTAGAACACCTGCTTCGTGGAGATAACTATCAATAGTTACAAAATCTCCTTGTGAATGTT